GCGGTGCGTGCCAGCGTGCGGAGCGCGAGGCAACTCATGGCCCTCTCGAGCCACTGGAGGGCCTGAGCTGTCTCGTGGCAGCCGAAGGGCCCGCACTGGTAGTACGTCAGGCGCTCGTGCGCGGCGGTGAGCACGTCCTCGACCGAGGCGCCGTTCGGGGCGCGACGGCCGGGACCGGGAGGGCCCAAGGGGCCGTTCTGCCAGGAGATTAACAGGCCAGTGCCGTGGGTGATGCCGCCTGCGGGCGCGCCGTCGTCGTCGATCCAATACTCACTCGTGATTCCGTGCTGTGCCATCGTAGAACCTCCGTTGCAGGGGAATGGTGGCGACGTGGGCGGGTGTCGCACCGAGAACGCCTCATTGGTGCACCACGCGATCCGCCGAAGCTGGGGCAGTCTACCAGGGGCGAGCGCTGTCGGGAGTGACCGTCGGGTGCTAAAGTCCCGGCGGATGGCACGCCGGATGGCACGAGTCGCATGACCTTCGTGAAGGGACAGCAGCGCCCGGCGGGGAGCGGCCGCCGGGCGGGGACACCGAACCAGGCGACCGCGGCGTTCAAGCGGGCGCTCGAGGCGGAGGTCCGCCGGCGCGGTGGGTGGAAGCAGCTGATGGCGGGCCTGGCCGTCGAGGACTTGATGCCGCTGCTGGTGCGCGCCTTCCTGCCCCGTGAGGCCCGGGTGGAGGCGGAGATTGGGCGGACGCTGGCCGATATCCTGCGGGACTCGTGGGCTGGTGAGACGCCTCCGCAGCCAGGGGAGCGGGATGAGCTCGCGGCGGGAGTGGCGATCGCGGGCGATGGGTGCAACGCCGACGAGGCGAGCGCGCCCGTGGCGGAGCTGAAACTGCCGCCTGCGGTCGCTAGGGTGACCGGCGTGAACGGCTCGGCGGGGTCGCCGGGCGCTGGCAGGGAGACCAAGAGTGCGGCGGCGAAGCTGAAGGCTCTACGCGAGCTGCAGGGAGGGTGAGCGTGGGCGGTCGGGAGCGATCACGAGGCGAGGAACGATGAATCGCCACCAGCGCCGTGCCCTGGCAGCGCAGGGCGGGCTGCGGATCACCCTGCCCGACATGGCGCTCGGCCAGCGGCCCCGCGTCGTGCGCACCGACATCCACGGCCACGAGGTCCAGGGCGCGATCACGCCCATGGACCACGAGCAGATCGTCCACGTGGCCGCGATCATGGCCAACACGACCACGCATCCTGACACGCCAAACTTCCGGGCGGAGTGGGGCTACCAGCTCGATTGGCAGGCGCAGGCGCGAGAGGACGGCAACGCGGACGCGGACAGCCTGGGCACGGAGACGCTGCTGGACATCCTCGATGCGTGCGCCGTGTTCCAGGATCGCGCGCGCGAGGTCATCGAGCGCAGCCGGCGGGCGAAGGCCGCGGAGGACGCGCGGCGCAAGCTGGCGGGCGGGGGGGGCGCTGTAAGCAGGGTGAGCCTCAACGCAGGGAGCTTCTGACGTTGCCTGGCGCCCTCCCGCGGGACAGCGATCGCGTCCGGACGTGGCGGCGCAACCCAGTTGCGTTCGTCGAGGACCCCATCATCTACGGGGCGACGCCCGACCCCTGGCAGCGGGCCGCACTGATGGGGCTCGTGCAGGCTCCCGACGGCTCGCCTCGGCTGTGGGGCGAGCACCGCATCGCAATGCCCTCGTGCGCCGGCCCGGGCAAGTCGGCCGTCCTCGCGTGGGCCGGCCAGTGGGTCATGGCCTGCTTCAGCGACCCGGCGAACGAGCGCTACCCGAAGGGCGCGGCCGTGGCCATCGACCGCCAGAACCTGCGCGACAACCTGTGGGCCGAGATGGCCCTGTGGCTCGGCCGCAGCGAGTACCTGTCCGAGATCTACGCGATCACATCCACCAAGTACTACGCGAAGGGCTTCGAGGAGAAGCCATGGTTCATTTCCGCGCGCGCCTGGCCGAAGCGGGCTGACGCCGGCGCCGTCGGCCGCACGCTGTCTGGCCTGCACGCCCCGTGGGTCATCGCGCTGATGGACGAGTCGGCCGAGATGCCCGTCCCCCTGATGCGCACGGCTGAGCAGATGTTCTCGACCATGGAGTACGGCGCGATCCTGCAGGCCGGCAACTGCGTCACGCGCGACGGCATGCTGCACGCCGCGATCACGAAGTTCGCCGCCGAGTGGCTGCGCGTCCACATCACGGCCGACCCCGACGACCCGAAGCGGACCCCGCGTGTCCCGGCGGCGTGGGCGCGGAAATGGATCGGCCTGCTCGGGCGCGCGGACCCCTGGGTCATGGCCTTCATCCTGGGGCAGTTCCCGGAGAGCGCGCTCAACACGCTGCTGACCGACGAGGACGTCGAGCAGGCCATGCAGCGTGACGTGAAGCCGGCCGAGTTGGTCGGCCGCGCGCGCGTGCTCGGCGTGGACCCGGCCGGAGAGGGCATGGACCTGAACGTGATCTTCCGCCGTCAGGGCCGCGCGAGTTGGCGCCCTTGGGCGCGCCGAACCGTGTCGAGCACGCTGGGCGCACGGATCGTCGCGGACCACTGGACCGATTTCTACCGCGACCAAAGCAATCAGCGCGCCGACGCGGCCTTCATGGACAACACCGGCGGCTACGCGGGCGGCTGGCTGGACCGCGTGCGCGACGACTTCGGGTTCGACCCGCAGGGCGTAAACTTCAGCGGCAAGCCGATCGACGAGCGCTACGGGAACACGCGCGCCGAGATCTGGTTCCTGATGGCCGAGTGGATCAAGGACGGCGGCGCTCTCCCCGCGACCTGCCGCGAGCTGATCGGCGAGCTGACGATCCCGCGGTACTACATCAAGCGGGACAAGTTCTGGCTCGAGGACAAGGACCAGATCCGCACTCCGGCGCGCCTCGGCCGCTCACCGGACTTCGCGGACGCCTTGGCCCTGACCTTCACCGCGCCCGTCGAGGCCGGGACGGGCGCGATCCTGGACCCAGGCCAATCCGAGCCGATGCTGCCGTGGAAGCGCAACGAGCCGCAGAAGGCGATCATGGACGACGACGAGCGGTACCGCCTGCTGTGAAGGCGCCTGGCGAGTGGACTGTGCGGCTGGCGTCTCCCGAGGACGTGCCTGTACTGCTGTGGCTGGGCAAGGCGCTGCACGCGGGGGCCGAGCGCTACCACCAGACACCGTGGTCCGAAGCGGTCGTGCACGCGGACGCATGGGCCGCGGTGGCGGCGGGCTCGGCATTCCTCGTCGAGCACGCCGGGAGGGTCGTGGGGATGGTGCTCGGCCGGATGGAGCGGCGCGAGAGCAGCTACCAGGCGATCGCCGTGGACGCCGTCCGCTACGTCGTGCCGGAGGCGCGTGGGTCGGTGGCTCACGACCTGTTGCTCCAGGCGCTGGAGGCCTGGGCGGTGGGCATGGGGGCCGTCGAGGTGGTCGTCACCGACTCGTGCACGAGCGCGCGCGATGCCGCCGTCGCGGACCGCTACTACCGACGCCGCGAGTACCTGCCGGTGGCTCGGACATGGGCCAAACCATTGAAATCCGCTCCGTGACCCGCTAAGTCGTGCACTCAACGACGTGACCATCAGGATCCGACCGACCGATGGGCAGTGGAAGCAACCCGTTCAAGAACGTGCCAGTCATCGGTGATTTTTTCGGCCTGTTCTTCGGGCCGGACAAGCCCGACATCGGCAAGCCTCCCGAGGTGCCCGACCCAGAGGAGGTGCGCCGACAGTCGCTGGCAGCGGCCCAGGCGGACAAGATCAAGAAGGCCGGCGCGCTCAACTTCTCGAAGCTGGTGAAGACGGGCAACCAGGGACTCGGCGTGGTGCCCACAGCGAACAAGGGCACGAGCACCAAGCTGAGCGGCTCCTGACGTGGAGGCAGAGCCGGGCCTTCTCGACCCGCCTCCGCAGAGGCCGCCGGCCAGAAGCAGCGCGTTGGTCAGCCGCGCGGCGCTCGACGACTTCTTCGACGACCTGTGGGCGGTGAAGCGCCGGTGGGACCCGCGGTGGCGCAAGGTGACCGACCTATTCATGCCCACGCGCTCCCGGTTCTTGATGGCCGATGCCAACAAGGGAGACCGGGGAAACGACGACATCCTCGACAACCACGGCAAACTGGCCCTCAACGTCACCACCGCCGGCCTGGTCAACGGCATGGCGCCGAGCACCGAGCCGTGGTTCGACCTCAGCAGCGGTGTCACCGCGCTCGACGGGGTGATCGAGGCCGATCGATGGCTGACCGCCGCGCGCGACACCGCGCTGCTCTACCTGGACCGCACCAACTACTACAACAAGCTGGGCGAGCAGGTGCGCGACGGCGTCATGGTCGGCACGGGCGCGAAGATGATCCTCGAGGACGACGAGAGCGATGATCTGTTCCGCGTGCTCACCTTCCCGGTGGGCAGCTTCGCCGTGGCCGAGGACGCCCGAGGCAGGCCCAACACCTTCGGCCGGGAGTTCACGCTCACGGCGCGGCAGCTCGTGGACGAGTACGGCTACGACAACTGCCCGGCCGACGTGCGGCGCGCCTGGGACACGCGCGAGTACAAGGTCGAGTTCGAGGTCCGCTGGCTGATCTACCCGAACCCCGCGCCGGCCCACGACCTGGCCGACGCGGACCCGCTGGCGCGGAGGTTCCGCGAGTGCCACTGGGTCCACCAGGGCGGCGACACCAACGACCCCCGCGACATCCTCCCCGACTACCAGGCGATGGACGTCGACCAGGCCGGCCACAACAAGGTGCTCCGCGTGGGAGGGTTCCACGAGTTCCCCATCTCGGTGATCCGCTGGGAGAAGAACGAGGACGACGCCTACGGCACGAGCTGCCCGGGCTTCGAAGCTGCGCCGATCATCAAGACGCTGCAGGCCGTGCGGCATAAGTTCTGGAAGGCGCTCGAGAAAGGTGTGGACCCGCCGATGGTCGGTGGGCCCTCGGTGAAGAACAAGCCGGTCAGCATGCTGCCCGGCCGAGTGACGATCGAGAACGAAGGCGCCCACCGGCAGGGCCTGCGCGCGCTGCACGAGATCAGGATCAACCTGGACCACGTCCGGCAGGAGATCCAGGACCTGCACAACGAGATCGACGCGCACCTGCTCGTGCCACACTTCCTCTCGTTGCACCTGCAGGCCGGCCGGCCGCAGATGACGGCCGAGGAGATCATCGAGCGTCGATCCGAGAAGAACGCCATCCTGGGGCCGATCCTGGAGCGGCACGCCGACGACGTCTTCGACCCCGACATCGACCGGGTGCTGAACATCCTCATTCGCGCCAGCAAACCCTACTGGATGCTCGGGCTGACCGGCGCACCGCTGGCGCCGCCGCCCGAGGCCCTGGGCGACGTGACCCTGCGGCCGATCTACATCAGCGAGGTCGCGCAGGCCCAGAAGACCAGGGGGCTGGCCAAGCTCGAGCGGCACGTCGGCTGGCTCCTGGCCAACGCGCAGGTGGCTCCGGAGTTCTTGGACGGCCTGGACATCGACGAGGCCCGCAAGCTGCATCGGGACCTGTCGAACGCGAGCCCCCGACTGAGCCGCACCGACCAGGAAGTCATGGCCCGCCGGATGCTGCGGCAGCAGCAGCAGCAGGCCGCGATGGCGGCCGAGGCCGCGCCCGCGCTGGCGCGCGGTGCACGCGACATGGCCGAGGCGCCGGCAGGTGGCGAGTCGGTTCTCTCGCGGCTCGCGCAGGTCGCTTAACGTAAGGAGCATCACCAGACATGGCAGCACTGGAAGCAGTAGCCTTCGATGCAAGCGGGCTGACTGGTAGCGGTACGTGGGACGAGATCCTGGGCCCGGGCACGGTGAACAACTGGTCCCACGTCGGCATCAAGAACTCTACCGATACGCGGATTGAGATCAGCTTCGACGGGGCGACGGCGCTGTGGATCCTTGATCCAGGAGACACGCGCACGTGCACCTTTAGCGAAGTGGGACTGAGAATCATTGGCTCAGCCTACGCACGGACAGCGGACGAGTCCGCCGCGGGCGGCGACATCCTCATCGACGGAGGGATCGGGTGATGACACAGACCTGGTACTCCAATCCTACGTCCGCCGCAGGCGCGCCCGTGTTCGGTTACGCGCCGCGTGCGGACGCCGATGGGTACCTGCCCATCTCGATCTGCTCGGGGTCGGCGAAGTCATGTACGCAGGGCGGCGTGGCTCAGGGGCTCAATATGTCCGGGATCGCCGGGGCACGCCTTCAGATCCCGCTCGGGTTCATCGCGCACCTGTACGCGATCACCGCCTACATGCCGCTGGCCGTACCGGCCGGCCAGACGGTAACAATTTCTCTGGCTGTTGGCGCGTCGGACAAGGTCGCGGAGTGGTCAGCGCTCGCACTCACCGACACGGTCACGGCAGGCACCTCGCTCCCGACGACGGCGCCCTACGTCGTCGATGCGACTTCGGCCGAGCAGCGCCTTTCCGTCGCGGCACTCATGTCTGCCGCGACCGGAACGCTGGTCGTGTGCGGTACGATCTTCGGCTACATGTACAGGGCGTGATCCCGTGACGGTCTACACGCCTGATGAGGACTGGACCGAGGTCGACTACGCCGGCCCGGCGGTCATCGCGGCCGGTGCGAACCACCCCATCCTCAAGTTGTCGATCTTCCGCTGCACGGGCACACGCAAGGCTGCTGTGGTCTGGCTGAGGTTGCAGGGCTTCCGCTTCACGTCGCTGAACAGCACGATCGATAGCGATGGAGCCGGGGAGCAGGGCGAAATCGGATCGCTGCTCGACGCGGGTTACGACGTGGCGCTCGTCTCGCTGCCTGTGGCGCGAGACGCCGGCGGTACGCTGACCGGAAACGACGTGAGCGACGCCGCGTTTGACGTCGACATTTGGGACGAGGCCTCCGGCACGCCGCACTACGGGGACGCCTACGACGGCAACGGTATGATCGAAGTTGACACGTCGGCCGGGAGCTTCACCGTGCCGACAGGCTACGACGACACGCCGCATCCAACGCGGGATCCGGCGCGTATCGAGGCGTTCAAAGCGACCGTGATGGCGACGCAGTACATCATGGCTAACCGCGCGGCGATCGGATGGTCGGGCATCGACATCGGCGGCGCAGCAAGCAGCGCTGGCGCTGACTGCCTGATGTGGGTGTTCTTCAACAGCGATTTGGCGACCTATCACTTCCCGTCTGGCACCGGCCAGGACATGGTGTCAACTGGCACGGCATACCGGTTCGCCGTCCTGCTGCGCCCGAACGTGAAGTTCGACGCTCTCGATTCCAGTGATTTCGTGCCTAGCACTGCTAAGACGGTCGCGGCTCGTGGCGACCCGCACTATGACGAGCAGTCCGCGACCATTGCGGATACTGACGCAGCCAACCTCGCCGCGCGTTCGTCGCTCTCATACGCTGTCGGCCACCAATCGCCGATCTTTGCGCTCGGAGGCGTGCAAGACACGACGATGCTCGCACCCTACGACGCCACGAACACGGGGACCACGGAGTTTCACTCGAACTGGGACAGCGCTGCACTGAAGAACGCTTTCGGCAGCGCCTGCCACCTGGTCCTACAATCCGTTGGAGCAGCCGAGTCCGCAGCCATGACGGCCGCCGGGATCGCGTGGAGCGTAGTCGCCGGCGAGGAGCAGATCAGAGCCGCTATCGTGGCGTGGCTCGACGGCCTGTACGCTGTTGGTGGGGAAGAATCAGGGATCATCGACGGGTTCGTCGCGACGCCGCTGTGGACCGAAGTGATCGCCGCAGTGCCGGGCAGGGCATTGGAACGCGCCGGACTGAACAACCGCACAAACGTCCGCCTGGACGGCAGTTGGGATGGTGTCACAGTGCACTTCCACATGGAACCAGGGGATGTCAGGTCATGGGGCCTCTGCGAGCTGAACGGAGCGACGAAAGCGTATCTTCGAGGGTCCAGCGCTGACCCGACGAGCGGAGCGGTGTTGGCGAGCAGCGTGACGCTGTGAATGCGCGTGATCCGGACGACCGCGCGCTCTACAACGCCGCCAACGAACGCGACAGCGAGGAGGCAGCGATCCGCGAGGCCGCGCTGCAGGCGCGGTACGACAACGACCTGCGCGAGCTGATCGCCATGCCCAGCCAGGCGTTCCTGCGCGTGCTCGCCGGGCTCATGGAGGGCATGGCCCAGGCCGAGCCCTTCGACTGCTCCAACCCCTACCTGCTGAGCGAGATGGTCGGCCGCTACAACTCGGGCCTGGCGCTGCGGCTAGCGGTGGAGCGGATGTCGCCCGGCGCCATCGAACGTGGGCGCGAGGCTGCGGAAAAGCCGCCCTCGACGCTGGGGGTGAAGGCCGCGATCCAGAAGGCGCGCCGGGAGGCCGGCCCGGAAAGCGAATGACGGCGGCCGACCAGCATCAGCGCCCGCCTCGCGACGTCCACGAGGGCTTCCAGCGGCTGCCCGACGGCGTCGAGCGAATGACCTTCAAGGTCCAGACCAAGCTGGGCGAGCACCACGAGCGGCGCGCGTGGCTGGCGGCCATGGGGGTCGAGGGACTGGAGAGTCACGTCCTGCTCAGGAATCTCGTGAGGAAGTACTTGAAGTCGCGGTCGTGACCCGCTCAGTTCCGCCTGTGTTGGGAGTGCAACCCCGGACGGAGCCCTGAGCGATGGCCGACGACGTGATCGCGGACGCTGGCGCAGAGACCGCCGTGGACGACGCGCTGGCCAGCGCGCCCGACGCGGGACAGCCGAACGACGCGGCACCATCAGCGCCGCCCCAAGCCCCTGCCGAGCCCCAGGACGCGCTGAGCGGGGCCGACGGCCTCGGGGCCGCGCAGGCCAAGCCCGCGGACGCCGCGGCTGAGCCGCCGGGGCACGACTACTCGGGCCTGGCGCTGTCGAAGGATTCGCCGCTGGACAAGGCCGCACTGGGCTCGATGCGCGAGTTCGCCGCCGAGCAGGGGATGACGCCCGAGACAGCGCAGCAGTTCCTGACGTACCAGGAGCAGCTCAAGAAGGCCTACGACGATGAGTTCCACACCGCGGCCTCGGTCGCGCTGAAGGAGACGATGGCCGACGCGGAACTGGGCGGCGAGAGCTGGCCCACGACGCAGCGCGACATGGTCAAGGGCCTGCAGCACTTCGACCCGATCGTCACTCAGTACCTCCGGCAGACGAAGCTGATCAACCAGAAGGCAGTCGTTGCCGGCCTGGCGCGGATCGGGCGGATGAGCCGCGAGCCGGGCAAGCCGGCTCCGACGGGCAACGACGCCGCCGCCCCCAGCTCGGTGCAGGGCAAGCTCGCCGACTACCAGACGAAGTACCCCGGCTCGTGGCGCGACATGGCGCGCGCGGACGGCCTCGGCGAGTACCTGCCGCCCGAGAAGGCCACCACTTAATCCTCCTCCCCGAAGGGACCTGAGCGATGACCACCGGACTCGACAAGCTGAACCTGCTCGAAGTCAGCAAGCTGAAGAACGTGCAAGGCGGCGGCGAGTACTACCAGGTGGTGAACCTGCTCGCGCAGCAGCACGCCAACCTGAAGTACGGCCAGTGGATCCCCACGAACATGACGATGACGAACGTCGCGTCGATCATCGTGGGCGAGCCCAACGTCTACACCCGGCGTTTCAACCAGGGCACCCCCGCCAGCCGGCCGACCTTCGACACCGTGGTGGACGACACCGCGCTGATCGAGGCCTTCGCCGTCACCGACGCCACGATGTTGCGCGTCACCGGCAGCGCCGACCAGACCCGCTCGCGAGTCAACCGGACCTACCAGTCCGCGATGGCCAAGAAGCTCGGCGAGCTGCAGTTCTACGGCAACACGGCCGACGACGAGACCGAGTTCAACGGTCTGTTCACGCGCCCGAGCCTGGCGGCCGCCGGCGACTACACCATCGACTGCGAAGGCGCGGGTCCCGACATCGGCTCGATCCTGGTGCTCCGATTCACCGAGGACGGGCTGTTCTGGACGTACCCGCGAAACACTCAGGCCGGCCTCATCCACGAGGACCTCGGCGTCCAGCTCCTGCAGGAGAGCACCGACACCGCCGGGCGGATGATCCGCTGCTTCGTGGACCAGTGGCAGTGGTTCTGCGGGCTGGCGATGCCCGACTTACGCTGCGCTGGGCGCCTCGCGAACATCGACGTCAGCGAAATGAAGGCCGCGTTCGGAGCCCAGGAGGTCACCGACTACGGGACGAACGTCATCTACCAGCTCGACGAGATGATCGACCGCGTGAACGTCGGACCCGGCCAGATCGTGCTGATGATGCCGCGCGCGATCCGCAGCGGGATCAACCGGCTGGCCAAGATCATGGCCATGGGCAACGTGAGCGTGGCGAAGGACGTCTTCAGCAAGCCGGTCCTGCACTGGCAGGGGATGTATCCGATGGAAATCTGCGACCAGATGGTCATCACCGAGACCGCGTTCTAGAGCCACCGGCCTCCTCCCGAAAGGAATCGACCCATGGGACTCGGACAGTCCGACTTCGAACTGCTGCTGAGCAACGAGCAGGCCGTCACGACCACCGCTCTCTGCGAAGCGCCCCACGACCTGGGGCCCCTGACCGCCGGCAACACCACGCGCAACCTGGGCGCGCTGGGCGACATCTGGCTGATGATCATCTGCCGCGAGGCCGTGACGTCCGGCGGCGGCTCGGCGACGGTGACCTTCACGCTCGAGTCCGACAGCACGTCGGCCATGAGCTCGGCCACGACGCACTTGACGACCGTCGCGATTGGCCAGGCCACCCTGATCAACAATTACGTCGTCATCAAGACCCCGGTGCCGAACGAGGACTACGAGGAGTGGATCGGCGTGCGCTACACGGTCGGCAGCGGCCCGTTGACGGCCGGCAAGTTCACCGCGTTCCTCGGCACGCAGCCATTCGTGTTGAAGCAGCACAGCCACGCGCTCGACTTCGCGTAGCCAGTAGCGCGCCGAGAGCGCAGAAAGGAGCCCGGTGGTTCCAGCTTCGACCAAGGCCTCCCGCAAGAAAACGGCAGCGGACAAGCCCGCTGACGGCGTGCTCATGCGCGTCAACAAGGGCAAGCTCATCCTCCTGGCCAAGAAGAACCCGATCTTCAGCAAGCGCCACGACCCCGTGACGGGATTGCCGAAGGTGATCGGCTGGACGCCCGGCAAGTCCCGCGGCGACCGCGTGCCGACCAAGGAGAACCCGACCGGGCGCGACACCTTCGTCTTCCGCGGGCCGCTGTTCGCGGCGCCGACGGCCGCGACGGCCGTGTACGAGGAGGACCGCGCAGCGATCGCCAAGGCTCGGACCGATCGGGCCAAGGCCCGGGCGGCGGCGGCCAAGGCCTCCCGCGGCATGGGGTTCGCCTCGCCCGCGGAGTTGACGGCGTCGATCGCGGCCGAGGTCGAGGCGCGGCTGCGCGCCGAGTTGACGCCGAAGATCGAGGCCGAGGTCACCGAGCGGCTCGAGGCACAACTCGAGGTCCAGGTGGCCGAGGAGGAGGTGGCTCGTGAGGCGGCAGCCGAGGAGGCCGCCGAGCAGGAGGCGGAAGGCGACGAGGATCCGGAGGCTGCCGGCTCGGGAGGCTGATCGGTCAGCGCACCCGGCCGATGCCAGAGCGCGGAGTGACCGGCGGTGACGACCGAGATCGACATCTGCAACCTGTCCCTGGGCTCCATCGGGGTCTCGACCTACCTGCCGGACGGCGACGGCACCATCGCCGGATCGACCGCCACGAGCACGGCCGCGCTGCTGTTCAAGCGCATCCTCCCGCAGTCCCGTGACCTGCTGCTCCGCGAGCACTTCTGGCAGTTCGCGCGCCAGTACGCCTCGCTGACGCAGCTCAGCGATGGCACCGGCAAGGAGTGGGCCGACGAGTGGGGCTTCAGCTACACCTACCCGACCAACTGTTTACGCGTGCGGCGGCTCGTGGACGACGTGGGCGACACGTCGCCGCTCCCCTGGAAGTGGGTGGTCCGCAACGACGGCGGCACCAAGGTCATCCTCACCGATTACGACGAGGACGAGGCGGTCATCGAGTTCACGGCGCGCCAGACCACGGCTCTCGATGCCAACTACATGGACCTGCCTCCCGAGAGTTGGCGCCAGGCACTGGTGCACCTGCTGGGGATGCAGGCGCGCCCCACGCTCGCCAAGGTGGTCCGCGGTGGGCCCACACAGGCCGACGACGCAGACCTGTACACCTACTGGCTGGGCGCCGCCATCAAGGACGACGCCAACGAGTCCGAGGAGCGTGATGACCCGAGCAGTTCCTTCGAGCGCGCCCGGACACTCTAGCGATGCCCACGCAGTTCCAACGCTCGGTGGTGGGCGGTGAGGTCGCTGCGGCGCTGATCCCGCGCATGGATCAGGCCAAGCGATCGAGCGGCTTCGAGCTGGGCGACAACTGGTACCTCGCGCGGACCGGCGTGGCCTACAACCGCCCCGGATGGGAGTACGTCGCCATCGTCAAGGACAGCGACGACGACTTCGCGCTCAAGCCCTTCGACTTCGACGACGACGATGCCTACTGCCTGGAGTTCGGCGACTATTACGTCAGGTTCCACGTCGATGGCACGCCGCTCGTCACCGCCAGCGTTTCGGCCTGGGTGAGCCAGGGCTACGCGATCGGGGACCTGGTCACAAAG